TCTCCGATTGAAATTTGTTTGAAGGCACCCCATCCTGTTGCAGTTGGGTATCTATCTGTTGCACAAGCCCCATTAAGGAAACCATTTCTACCTAAAACGTATCTATCACTGTTTGTTCTATATTCTCTATAGATATCCCATCCATCAAACCCTCCTTGTACAAACAAAGTGAATTTTCTTGAGAACAATCTATAGTATGGACTTGTCTCATTTGTTGGTTCTGAACTAAATGGTGCGTCCCCGACATAGAATCTTGGTGTACCACTTGTTGAGAACGCACTTCCGATTGTAAGTCCACTCGCCCCTGAATCCATATGGAAACCTCTTGTCTTGTACGACCATTCTCCTCCTTCTAAATCACAAGGTGAGATAGGATTTCTTTTACCAACATATTCAAAGAAGTTAGTGTCATAACCCCAGAAGTTTGACATACCAAGATATGTTCTTCTTACATTATCACCTCCTGTTGTGGTTGAGTTATCACCCCCTGTTGGTAATCCAAATGGTGGGTTATAAATAACTTCACCTGGGAAATCATATTTTGTTTTAAATATTGGGAATGGAGATCTAGCACCTGAGTACTCTCTGAAAGAGAATCCTTCAAAACCACAAGGTAATGAATCAACAGGAGCATCTTCGTTCATCTCAACCATAACATATCTTGAATTTAACTCAAACTCTCCATCCAAAGAACCTATTTTTTTAGCAATAAAGTTATTTTGGCTTGGATCCATTGAACAGTTTGTAAATTTCTCAATCACTGTTGGTGTTGAGTCGGTATCAAAATAATCTCGGATTAGAACTGTAAATGTCTGGTTTGCGAAAGAAATATCTGTAATTGAGATTTTAACTTCAGTGTTAGCATTGTTACCATCTGCAATAGTGTAGAACTTAAATAAGTTAAAAACTTTATTACCTCTTAATTCTGATACTACCCAAGGAGAACTTGGAGATTGGTATCTATCTAAATACCAACCTACTGATGTTGACGATGAGCTTTGAGCCGAATCTAAAGATATTAATTCAGGATTCAAACCTCTAATATAACCTTGTCTGTAAGCATAGTTTAATAATGACTGAAATCTTTCTTCTAAGAATAACGGAACCGTATTTCTTGGTTTACCAAAGTTACTTGTACCGAATACTTTTGTTAAGTACTTAGCATCTGAAGAAGAAAACGAAGTTTCAAAACTAAAGTTTGTTCCATCATAATTTGTTGCATTTACTAAGAATGGAAGATATGGGTTTTTAGTCACACCAGAGTATGCACCTGTCATATCTAAAGAAACATCTGTTATACCTGTAATTTCCCAAGTTGGGTTAGTTCCGTCAACATAATCTGAAATACCTCTTGATCTTAAAGTTGCAACAACTAAATCATCATAATCAGTAAATGAATTACCCGTGTAAAGGAAAATTCTACCAACAACCTCACCCGAATAACAAGTTGTGATTTCTCCAATATTCTGAGTCCCACCACTTGCAAATGTACAAGGATTACAAGGATCATTAATAACAACATTTACCGTAAAATTTTCCGTTATTGTATTGTCTTCAGATGTTAACACATAGGTTAGTGTTCCCGCAGAAAAATTTACTACCGTTGAGTTACTAACTTGAATTACAGAATTAACACTAACTCCTGTTGTACAGGCACTAAATGTTGGTGTAATTGCTGACAAATCACCTGTAAAACCTGATGGTAAACATACATTAATTACGTTTGTATTGTAGTTAATTATACCTGAAGTACCACTTATACTATAATCGTAGAAAGAAGCACAATTACTTGATGTTGTTGTTGCGGTTACTCCTGTATAATAACTATAAAATGAGAATCCTGTGTAATTACCATTTCCTGTATTATCAAATAACGCGTAATACCAAGAATCATTTAGAGGAGATGTTAAATCAGTTGCATCAAAAGAAACTGAAGGTACGTCAAATCTATTAAGACTAGTCCCTGCAGAAAAAGTTGAATTTAAAATGTTAAAATCATCTGTATCTATAGAACCGAAATAATCAATGCTTAATTCTGATGATGGATTATTAGAGGTTATAATATTAAATATTGAACCTGTAATGTTATCATTTAACGATGAAAGACTTCCTGTAAATTGTTGATATGTTTCTGTTAATATTGATTGTATCTCATCAGGGAAATCACTTAAAAATGAAATTGTGCTTTGAGAATCGTCACATCCACTGAAAGGTACTGTGAAGTCTATTGTATTTGCGGAAGTACAAACGAATTCACAATCAACGGTTACTCCACTAGCACAATTAAACCCAACAGTTGTTGGATCTACGTTCGCTACAGTTGTGATAGACCAAGATGGTCCCGCATCATAACCTGACAAACCTAATATTCTTGTTACAAATAATTGATTTGATTGTTGTAAATATGCTTTAGCGATGTAAGCCGCTTCATATTTAGGGATTTGAGTATTCACAAATTTTTCAGCTGAGGTACCCCCAAAGTAATTAGTAAATTCGTCAAAGTTTCGGATGAATATAGGTTCAAAAGCAGGACCTTTAGAAGTTTCACCTGCAATACCTAAAGTTGTAACACCGACACTTTGAGCAACGAAACTTAAGTCTACTTCAGAAGTGTACACACCTGGTGATACAAATACTTTACTGTTAGTTGCCATTTTTGTCTTTTTTAATTTATAGATTTATTTTTATATAAATATTGATGATTTAAGCAAAAACTTTACTTAGTTAAAACTATTTATATATTGGTATGATTTTTTTCTACCTTTTTTCTACCTATGGATAAAGAACCCAAGAAGATAAAAAATTTGAAGATATCAATTGAAGTTCACGATGTCTTGAAGAAGTATTGTGACAAACGTGGTATAAAAATGTATAAATTTTTGGAGAATTTAATTTTAGAAAAATGTAAGGAAAAAAAGGATATTTACGGTGAATGATTATAACAATTCTTGTGTAAATATTATCTTAGCACTATCCGATGATATATCTTTTGTTATTTCTAATGTTAACACATCTTTCGTATTAATTTGTATTTCGGTAACGCTATTACCATAGTAATCACCATTTATATATACATCAAAATTATCCACATTGATAGAATCACCTAATTGTAGGTTAACTGTATAATCAAAAGTGTATACTGATTGAGTAACTCCTGATGGGTAATTTTCTTCGTAAGTTGGTGGTATTATAGGTTCTTCTCTTTTTTGTCGTTTCTTTCTTGTTGTTGTATCGGTTTCATACATCTGAAGAATTCTTGTTATTGCGGGAGATACTTGAAACTCTTCCTCATCAATTAAAAAACCAACCAACGTAAAGTTATATTTTTGTATATAAACTTTTCTTTTTTCTAAATCTAATGTTGATTCATCTGATATATCATCATTAATAATTGGTATGTAATGCCCCTTAATAACTTGGTATGCTTGTCTTGATGAAAATTTCTCTAACACAATTTGGTTAAACTTGTTCAGTTCCCTCATTCTATTACAAACAATTATTACAGTATATTTTATATCAATTGGAACTGGTTGCGGAATTTTATATATGTCCATTCCGTGTCTTTGTCCATCCCAAGTCGGTACTTGCGCATAATAATATTGTCTTCTATTAGGTATGTTATATCTTAATGCAGGATGGGTACCAAATTTTGGTACAGGATCTCTAACCACAGTAATAAAGGGTGGTTCCGCGTTTTTATCTATATTCTGGAAGTTCCAAGTCTCAACAAACTGAGACCAATTTTGTGATGATATTAAAACATCAACCATAGGAACCGTTTTTCCCTCAACAACACACCTTAATTCATCTTTAACAAAATCTAAAAATCCCCTATCCAAGTCTGCATGAAGTAATGACTTCGGTAAATAAGTGCCATCCATCTCAATCATTTCCTTCAACTCCTGTCTTCTTGGGTATAGAGTTTTCGGTTCAACTAAAGGTAAGTATTTCTTTATCTTTTTAGGTAATGGCATAATTACAATCCTTTAAATTCGTTAGGTCCAACATAAGATGCATTTATTGTTCTATAATACGGACGATATCCTGCGTACGTATGTTTGTTATCCGAAACAACACGACCATCATTATTTACGGTATAATATCTAACAACAGTTTCGCTTTCATAGTATCCAATATAATCACCAAAATTAATATCAATATCCAAATCATCTAAAGTTTTCTGATATACAGATATTCTTATATTTCCTGGTTCCATTTGTTCTATTCTTGATGAACCCATCATTTTGTTTTCAGGTGCTGAGACTTGAATAAATGCATTAAATTCTACAGGGGGTAGAAACTTAACACCATCACTTACTGTTTCACCATAAACATCGTCAGTTTTTGTTTTTTGTCTGTCTATTCTATATAATACACAAGTGAAGTTCATATCACCAACCAACCACTCTTCACCCATTGATATATCTAAATTGAAATCACTTTCACCAAAAAACTTTCCTAACCTTGTAATTGGAACTTTATTTTGCATAAAAAGTTGTTTTATTGATAAATATCTAAATATTGATTATTATTATAAAAACAAACTATTTTGGATATTGTATCAAAAACGATAGAACAAAAAGCAATGGACATACTTGATTCATATTCGGGTGCGAATAACTATATATTATCCATTAAATCTAAAAAAGAAAAAAACAAAAAGTTTTACCCAACAAGGGGACAATCAGATTATATAACAAATTACCACGATGTGAAACCAAAGGTTGCAAGAAAGTGGGTTGATTTAGATTCATATTTTGCAAAAAAGTTTGCGGAAGAAAAATATCTACTTGAAGTTCCTGATAAAGTATATGTTGAGAAACTTTTGGTTGAAAAAGAAAAATCATATCATATTTGGGGTAAGTTTTTTGAAAACAGTGAATTGTCGGAATTTTGGGTTCCAAAATCAGCTTTGATAAAAACTCATAACGTTGAAAAGGTTGAGATAGACTATTCAAAGTACGGACATAGACCCCCATTATCACATCAAAAAGAGGCAATAGAAAAATTAGCAGGTTCAAGAAGATTCATTCTTGCTGACGATATGGGACTTGGAAAAACTACGTCAACTATTATTGCGGCATTAGAAACGGGGGCAAAAAAAATTCTAATTATATGTCCCGCATCATTAAAGATAAATTGGGAAAGGGAAATTGCAAATTATTCAGATAGAAGTGTTTTTATTGCTGAAGGGAAGAAGTTTTCAACTGAAACAGATTTTGTGATTATTAACTATGATATTCTGAAAAACTTTTATGATACCAAAGACAAAGAAAATTCATTGTTAACACAATGTAAATTTGATTTAGTTATTTTGGATGAAGCACATATGATATCCAATCCACAAGCACAACGAACCAAAATAATTAATTCATTTGTAAAAAACGTTCATAGGGCGTGGTTATTAACAGGAACACCAATGACATCCCGTCCTATGAATTATTACAATCTTTTACAATTAATTGAAAGTCCCGTCGCTCAAAATTGGATGGCTTATGCAATTCGTTATTGTCAGGGGTATCAATTTAAAGCGGGTAATAGAAAGGTGTGGAACGTTACGGGGGCGTCTAATTTGGAAGAATTAAGAGATAGGACATCAAAACAAATTCTTCGTAGATTAAAAGAAGATGTGTTAGATTTACCCGACAAAATTATCACCCCAATTTATTTGAGACTCAAATCGAAGGATTATGAAGAAATGATGGGGGAGTATTATGATTGGTATGAAAACAAAACAGACGAATCATCTTCACTTACAGTTCAGTTCAGTAAACTAATGAAAGTCAGAAAAATTATTGCAAACGAAAAAATTAAACACACAATAGAGGTTGCCGAAAACATTATAGAACAAGGTAAAAAAGTCATCATCTTTACAAACTTTACTGACACCCTACAAATATTACATCAACATTTCGGTAAACAATCGGTTTATCTTGATGGTAGTTGTACAAAACCACAAAGACAATATGCGGTGGATCAGTTCCAAGATAATGAAAAAATTAAAGTTTTTATCGGTAACTTAAAAGCAGCAGGAGTTGGGTTAACTTTAACATCCGCAGAAGTTGTTATTATGAATGATTTGTCCTTTGTTCCCGCAGAGCATTCCCAAGCGGAGGATAGAGCGTATCGTTACGGACAAAAAAATAACGTTCTTGTTTATTACCCATTGTTTGATAACTCAATTGAAGGTGCTATTTACGATATTCTAAATCGTAAAAAACAAATCATAAATACCGTTATGGGGGACGGTTTGGAAGAAAGTGGTGGAGATACCGTAGAAGAAATCCTTAACTCAATTAACAAAAGAAGATAAAACTTTGATTTAACGGATATTTATCGTTAATGAAAGTAAAAATCCAACATATGAATTGTCCAATGGATAAGGACAGTAGGGAACTTGCGGATGTGTTTATAAAATTTTTACAAAAACATTTTCCATTAAAACATAATGTTAAAATTTTATTTTTAGGTGAAAGAATTGGTGGTATGACTACTGGTAGTCGTAGTAAAGAACACGTTATAAAAATTCTAACAAAAAAAAGAATTAATAGAGATATATTAAGAACTTTGGCTCACGAGTGGGTTCACGAACATCAACACTCTATATTAGGTAGAGAAAGAGGTCCCGACATTGGTGGACAGAATGAAGATGAAGCAAATGCATTTGCGGGGAGATTAATGAAGATGTTTGAAAAAGAACATCCCGAATTAGAATCATTAGTGTATGAAGGATTCAAAAAGATCACAAAAAAAATAGATTTATTATCTGAACAAATTGTTTTAACGGAAAAAGAAAACATCCAAAAAAGTTTCTTAAACGAAATGAAGGAGATTGGTATTGATAAATTACCATATTCATATTCCGCAATTAAAAGATTTGTTGATCCTGAGACAATGAATATTCATTATAACAAACACTATAAAGGTTATGTTAAAAAACTAAATGATGCTTTATCAAAGAAAAAAGGTGAAATGCCTTTAGAAGATATTATTAAATCAATAAGTAAGTTTGATACAAAAGTTAGAAATAATGCCGGTGGAGCCTTTAATCACGCATTGTTTTGGAAAATGCTATCCCCAAAAAAACAAAAACCAAATGGTGTTGTATATGATAAAATTGTTAAACAATATGGTTCGTTTAATAAATTTAAAGAAGAATTTAATCAAGTTTCATTAGACAGATTTGGTTCAGGTTGGGCTTGGTTGATATTAACCAAGACTAATAGACTAAAGATAATGTCAACACCAAATCAAGACAATCCGTTAATGAATGTTGTTGATGGTGGTGGGTATCCATTACTAGGACTTGATTTATGGGAACACGCATATTATTTAAAATACCGTAACAAACGAGATCAATACATTAACAAATTTTGGGATTGTGTAAATTGGGACTTTGTTAATGAACTATTTGATTTAAAAAATAAGTAAAATAGTTTTTTATTCATCAAGATATTTATAATAAAACATTATTATGGCAATAATTCCCGAACCAGAAAGATCTGAATTATATAAAAAGATAAGACACCTATTAGGTGCTCCTTTAAGAGGTGTTGAATTGGAAGATGAACAGATGGACACCCTTCTTGAATTCGCAATTGATGAATATTCTCAAAAAGTTAATGATTGGTTGATTGAATCTCAATGGACAAGTTTGTGGAATTTGAATCTTGAAACTCAATCGTTATCAAGAGCCTTTGTAACAAAAAGTTTAGATTACGAAACAAGATATACATACGCTTACTCAAAAATTGTTGGTTTACAAGCTGGTGGAGAATGGGAACTTAAAAAAGATTATATCCAATTAGTTAAAAATCAACAAATTTATGAAATACCTGCAGGTAGAGAAATCAATGAACTTCTATGGTTTACTCCGGCAACACTAAACAATACAATGTTTGATCCGTGGTCATTTGGTTCATTAGGATATGGTGGAGGTCTTGGTGGTGGAGGAGGTCTTGCACAAATGGGGGGTAATATGGCAGGTTCATATTTTATGATGCCAGCATTTGATATGTTATTGAGAATGCAAGAAATCAACATCCAAAGAAGAATCATAGCAGGTGATTTAACATATAGAATTACCGCACTACCAGGCGGTAAAAAGGCAATACATTTAATGAATACTCCGGGAGGTAAATTTGATTTTGGTAACGGAACAATGACTAGAGGAAAAGTATGGTATTGGTATTATGACACATCTGAAGGAGGTAGGGATGAATGTTTAAAATCAAATCCCGATATAATTAAATTACCATCTGATGTCCCAATTGATAAATTATCTTGGGTTGATTTAAACCACCCAGCACAGGTATGGGTTCGTAATTGGTTCATTGCAAGTTGTAAAGAAACGTTATCAAAAGTTAGAGGAAAATATTCAGGTAATCTTAAAACACCTGATTCTGAATTAACAATGGATTACCAATCATTATCAACTGAAGGTAAAGACGAAAAGACAAAACTAATTGAGGAACTAACAGGTGCTGAAGGTAAATTAACAAGACTAAGACCCGATAAAGTATTAGAGCGAGAAGCATTATTAGCTGAAAATTTGAACAAAAGTTTAAAGTATAGAGCATTCCCAAGACAAATTTATGTGATATGATAAGAGTAGAGAATATTTCACCAAGAAAAAATGTGGTTAAATATCAAACACACATTCCACCTAAACCAACAAATATTGTTGAGGACAAAATTGTAACTACAGAAACCCATCAGATTGATGAGGAAATTTTGGTAATAGTTAAAGATGTTGAGAGTTCTGAAGTAACATTAAATTCTGAAAAAAATAAAACGGTAACCATTAAATCTTTGACTACCGTTTTAATAAAACCTGATGTTGGTTTAATAGATGAAGAATGGGACGAACTTCTTTTAGAAAAAGGTTCTTGTGTACATTTTCATTTTGTTGAGGGTAATTGGTACATACTTTCTAGTGATGGACTTAAGATGTCATAAATCTTTTTCATCAACATATTTTAACATATAAGGATCCGCCTTTCTATACATATGAAAAGGTGTTTCATTTACTCTTTCCCAAAATGTAAGTTCTTCATCCGAGATTTGCATCACGTCTTCTAACTTATCCTGATCATCTTCTTTAAATGGTTGTCCATTTATAAGTTGACATTGTTCCGTCGTAAAGAATCCTCTTTCTTCTGGATTCTTAACCAAAAGATTATTTCTAACTTCCTGTTGAAAAACCACAAGTAAAGGTTCTACTCGTTTATTAAATGTTGCAATCGCTCTTTGGATATTGTATTCTCCTAACATATCGGGGTTGTTTTCAATTTCAGACGGATCCAATCTATAACAATTAAGTTGTATCATTGATGTCATCGATTCATCAGGATATTTCCCATGATCTAAGAAATAATACTTTAATTGTTCGTTTGTCCACCCTTTCTTCAACTTATTAACCTTTTGTACATCCCCGTGTGAAGCTTTAGTTCCGTTATTGACATAATAAATTATATCACCAAGATTAACATTTAAGTTTTCTTTCATTGCCAATTCCATATGGGCTTGTCTTGACATAAGAGCCCCAGCCTTTGTTTTGGTTTTACTTCTTGCAATGTAATCATCAATTGATTGTTTAACTTTTGATTTATTTGCAATCTGCATCAAAGGAATTTTTTGATCAAATATCTTTTGTATATATTCATAATAATATTCTACAAAACCTTTCCCATCACCATCAAGTAACATTTTAATTGCCTTATCCAAGAACAACTCAATATACTTTGGCATTTTTTTAGATTTGATTGAGTTACCTGTAAGTTTGATTTTACCTTTACCTGTAATAAGTGCGTAGTTCTTTCTTGCCAAATTAATACATGCCGGCCATTGTCCGTCAGTATCAAGAGCCATTTCACCCCTCATAGCTAAGTCATTAAATTCCATAACATCAGCCTCCTCACCAATATACTCCTTACCCTCTTTAACTTTCCAATTCAAACCTTTACCGACATATCTTCTTGAATCTACACCATCAGGAACAGAGAAGTTAATACCATCCGTATCCATCACGAGAGGTGTGTATCCTCTATCCATAAAGAAATGAATCATCATACGAAGATATTGTCTACCTGTACAAGTAATCATTTCACCCTTGTCCATATCACCCCAATGGAATACTTGTGGTGCAGATAATGAACCAAAGAATGCGTTGATAAAAATCTTGATTGGTAATTGTTTTCTATCAAATGACAATGACTTTTTCTTATCAATACTTGCATATTCTTCTGCCAAGTTTTTATACATAATACGAGTATTTCTAAAATAGGATAACAATCCTTTCATCGCACCTGTGATATCACATTCAGGAAAAACATCGTGAACCAACTGAATTGATGGGTAGAGTGAAGAGTAGTCAAGTTTTAATACGTTCTTTGAGTACCCTGTTCTAATTAATCGTGATAACCCACCAACAAATCCTCTTTTTTCATTTTTTGCGGGTATTGCAAGTCCGTGTCTATAAGACCATGCTAACATCAACATCTTCCACAATGTTGCGGTACCCATTGTTGAAACTCTCTCATATGTTGTTGGTACCAGTGACGCCAATAGAAAAGTACCTTGATTGAATTCGTCATCCACCAATAGGGTTTCTTCCAAGTCATCATCAAGATATCTCTCAACAATATCATCACCTGTTGTCTTTATATAAATGTCACCTCTTCTGTAACAAACCTCATCAATTTTAGAATCAGAACCAACTTTTTTATAATTACCATTTTGAGTATTTAACCAATAATCTTCTTTTTTCGCATACATCGATCCAATTTTTGTGTGATCAATATAAATCCTGTCTTTGGCTTCAGCATCAATAAACTTTGTAATATATTTAAGTCCCGCTTCTTTGATGTTTGAATTTATTGCTTGTGCTCTACGAACAGAGTGGATTATATCAATAACATTGTAACCCCACATTTGGACTTGGTTATATCTCTCAACTTCGTTTGCCAACTTTAACATTGAATCTTTTTGCGAAATAGGTTTCATCCTGTTTAATGATGTTGGTATCTTTTTTAAATCAATATGTAACGCCTTACAACGTTCAAATATCCAATACCAGTCAAAGTTTGCCGAGTTATACCCACCAATGATTGATGGTTTTATTTCGTCTATAATATTAAAGAACTCCACCAAACCTGCTCGTTCCTCATCTTCATCTTTACACTCAATAACCTTTAGAAAACCTTTGTTAGTTTTCATACCAATCATAAATATCCTACCATCTTTAGGTTCTAAAGCAGTAGTTTCCAAGTCAAATACAAATCTAGTGATATCATTATATTCTTCAAAACCTTTAAATAATCGTTTTTCTTTTGAGATAAGGAACTGTTCTACGGGAGGTAGAATCATTATTTTGTCTTTAGTGTTTTCCCCCCAAGGGTCCAATCCGCCATCTCTAAAAAATTGTATAAGTTCTCTGTAACCTTTAATTGATTTAACAATAAATGTTAAACCCTTTTCTAATCTTTCATTACCGTCAGTGCGAAGTTTTTCAATAACAATCCCATATTTGGACATTGCATCCTTTTGTTGTGTTTTGGAGTTACTATAAAAGTTTAAACCTCTTAAATCACCCACCCAAGCAAATGAAATGAAGTTTTCTTTTTGAATTGATTTACCTTTTACGGGATCTTCTTTTATTTTGTAGATACAATTAGCAGCATAATCGTACTCAATCGCAGTAATAAATTTTTCGGGATCGGTACCTTCCAAGAAGGATTTAATTTCATCAGGACTTATCATTAATAATATATTTAAAATGGTTCATTATCTACCAAACTATGTTGGCATTTACCTTTACACTTAAATATATTATAGAAAAACTATATTGTCAATTGGGGTTATCCACAACAAGGAAAATCTATCACATAACAATCTTGATATGGTAATTCGTCTGCAATGTAACTTTCTTGAACATTTATAAATAATTGTTCTCTTATTGGTAAAATTAAAGTTCCATCATCATTTCTTAATAAGAATTGTCCTTCATATCTACCAACTTTATTTGTGTCTCTTGGTGTAAACCTATAATAGATGTAATACTCTGGTGTTGAGTTCGGTTCAAGTTGAACCTTTTCTACAAACCCCGCAGGTCTTGTTGATATTTTTGGAATTCCTGTTTCGGTATTAACCATAGAAAAGAAAATTGCGGATTCCTCAATCATTGACATAAAATTGTTATAATCACTTCTTCCGTCTTTTACTACTTGTAATTTTAAAACAGGAAGGGTTGCATTTTTTTTAATGTAGAATTCCATCTATAGTTTTTACTATAAATATACGATTACTTTATTTTAACATTCTTTTCTTAATGATGCATCATAATGATCGAACCTATTATGTTCCGTAGGTGTTAATAACAATAACCCAGGTTTCACATTTCCTTTTATCGTTTCTTGATAACATTGACTCATTAAAGTTTGCTCAAACGGATGATGGAATTTTGTTTTTAAATAACAATTATAGTTTCCTTCTTTAGAAAATAAACTAGGCCAATTACATAGATAGATTTCACCGCTAGCATATGGCAATCCTTGATGTGATTTAATATATTTAAATTCTGTATTTGGTGAATTTGGATCTAATCCTTGTTGTGGTAATTTGGGGTTATTTGGCCAATGACTTTGTCTAAAATCCTGTGGGACATTATACCAAGACCATTGTTTATCGTTTGAACCATAAAATTCCGTAAAGTTTAATTTTAAAAAATCAAAGGTTTCTTTTTTAAGAATGGATAGTGATTTAGTAAAAAGTTTTGGTACATATCTATTAAAACCATTTTTACAAGTTTCTTTTTTATCGTAAAAAAACATATCATCCTCAAAAAAATAATAATATCCCAATTCATCTTGTTCATCAAAATGTTCTGCAATAAATTGTCTACCACCAGTAATTCCTATATTATCTTTTTTAATGTGGGTAAATCCATATTCTTCACAAAGTTTTAAGTATTTTGGTGTTGTTGATAAATCAGTTGAGTTATCAAGTACAAATTTTTCAGTTTTGGTAATAAAATCAGAGTCATATTCTAACATTGATTTTATCAATGTCTCAAATTGATTTGGACTATTGAATGTTATAACATATAAACCAACACCATTACCTGATGTGAAAGTTATTTTATTCTTATCCCTTTGTAAGATTACATTATTATTTTTAACATCCTCAAAAAACTTATACATTAAACCATCATAACCTATTTGACAATAATTTATGAAGTTTGGGTATTGGTATAATAATATTGTAAACAAACTTTCTTCCGTACCCATAAACCCCCTATTAAGGGTGTCAATAAGTAACGAATAATATAATGTGTTCATTTGCTCTATTGATTGTTTACTACCACCAAAGAATCCACCTCTTGCAACAACTTTAGGTTCCGTAGTTGTCAAACGTTTCATTTCGTTATAATCAAACCCGTGAACTTCCGTTTCGGCATCATAAGGAAAACAAACAAACAAAAAATCTTCTGTTATATGTTGTATTTTATCTAAAACTTTATCGTGTGTAAAATATCCTGAATGAACGGTGTTTGTTAATCCAGCATCAATCCAATATAATTTATCGGAATTAAATTTATCTAAAAGTCTTGCATCATTAAGTAAAAACATTTTTGACATAACCAAAGGGTTATACATTTCTAATCTTGATTGTGTTGAGTTAGATAACCAACCAACTTGATTAAACCAATTTGGGTTATTTCTTATTGTTTGTATTTTATCGTAGTATTCATTGTTCTTGAACCATTCTGTATTTCTAACAATGAATTGGGTATTTTCTTCGTTTCTCCTTTGAAAAACAAATTCTTTTAACTCTTCGTCACCAAAAATAATTATATTACAATCAACGGAAAGTAATTCCTCAAATTTGTTTAAATAATGTTGGTAAGACCTTGACCACCCTTCATCAAGATTACCTCTACCAATATCCCATAAACCTGTTACTAATGTTATCATTATTCTTTAATTTTACAAACCCATACAACTGAACGAAATTCATCTTCCATATATGGTTTTAGATTATAAGTTAAGCAACTTTCATCAATATCCGAATCTTGTATTTCTAACCAGTTCCATATTTTATTATTAATATTCTCCTCAAAGTAAGTTTGATTTGGTGAATAATCGTGAGCCATAATAATATCACCAGGTTTTAATAAACTTGATAAAATTTTAAATTCATTTTTTTTACTACCTCCATCACATAAAACAATAGTAACACCCTCTGACTGTACGTATGTACTAATATCGTCCAATTCAGTCAATTCACTATATTCGTGATTAAAAATATTTTTAATACGAACATCAATTTTCAACCCATTATCTATGTACGGTTGTAAGTAATGTTTAGAATCAATATCATATGTCCTTATTTCAGTACTGAATGATAAATCATCAAGTATATTTCGTAATAATAAAGTTAACCCCCCAAACGCAGTCCCAATCTCTAAAATACGAGAGGGTTTAGTTTGATTAAATAATTGATTAAAAAATTTCCCAACGTCATAATGTTGTTGTGTTGTTATTCCCTCATATGAAAACCATCCAGTTACTTTTTCATTTTTATCCATAATTAAAATTTTTGTATTAATTTTAGCGAAAAACTTGAGTTATCGTGTACAATGAAAGGATATGTACCAAATTTAGTTTTTAAAGTATTTTCTTTCATTTCATAATAAGAATCATCTAAAAAAGCGGTAGAAAAAAAATATTCACAAGTGTTATCCTTATGTAAGTCCTCACAAGTCAAATCATAAAATTGCCAAACGCCTTGGTCATCCCAAAAGTCAATTGGATTATTTAAACATAATCCTTCTAATCTTTTTAAGATAATTAAAAACTTTTCAGTTTTTGATATTATCAATCCAGAATTTAAAAATTTAAACTCTGACGATTCTAAATTTTTATTCACCCAGTTAGATACAACATTTATGTACGGCCAACAATCTTTTTCCGTTGATACCACAATATCTTTTTTTGACTCAATAAAGTGTTTAAATAGTTCAGTTGAACTTCTTATAAATTTAGTATCGTTATAATCTAAATGTATTAAATACTCATATCTCCCATAGATATTATCCTCAATAAACTTCCGTAATTTAAAAATTTTACCATACACCAAATCTTTGCGTTTACTTATACCCACGTTAGGTATTAGATTAAAATTAAAGGGTCCAAAATAATCTGAAAAATTTATGAAGATATCTTCATTATCTCCATCATAATTAAATTTATTTTTTAATTCTATTGTTGTTGGTTTTGGACATTTATCACAATATAATGTCGTTACTAAAGCACATTTATTCATACTAATTTAAAATGTTCTATAAATTTAGGACTCCCATAATTCCATCCATTATCGTGTATAAAATGTGGGAATCTATTTGTTTTTAAGTTTTTTATTTTTCCATTTATTAAAGAGTAGTTATTTGGTGAATCTAAATAGGTACTTAAAAAATATTCAGTTTCTTTATCTAACACAATTAAATTATTACTATTTAAATAGTAATACGTAAAAACTCCTTGATCACCACCAAAATTTTTATATTCTTTATCAAATATATTATCATTACAATAGTTAAACAACTCAATATACTTTTCTTTTTTCCCAATAGATAATCCAGCATTAAGATAATTTGATTTTTTAACGTCGGACAAATCATATTTATAATTTGGTTCCCAATTAACAACATTTTGTTCATTTGGGTATCTGTGTTTTTCGGAAGAGAAAACAATTTTATCATTTAAATCAAATTCAATATCGTCTAAATTTGATAAACAAACAACATCATTTGTGTCTGAAAAAATAATCAAATCAACATCTAATTTTGTTAGTTCTTCACTCAATAAAAAAATTCTATATAATAAAAACTCATATTGATAACCAAATTTATCATTAAATTGTTTTTCTAATTTTTGATAATTAGTTCTATTAAAATGAATATTATAAAAATTTTTTTTGTCATTACATTTAATAAATGATTTATACAATCTAGTATTTTTAACGTCAGATGTATCATTATAAGACCAAGTCACCGAAATTAATTTAATCATTTTAAATAGGATATTTAATTTGTATGTAATCTTCGTAATTAACTTCTCTATGCCACAAATCACTATATGATGAATATTGTGTTGTTAATGGGTATTTATAACATAGGTGTTTAAAATGTGTTGGTAAGGTGTTTAATGGACTATCAAGATTATAAAAATTATATTTTTCAGGATGTAACACTACATCAATACCATATGGTGATAACGTTAATAGTTCATCTGGTGTGACAGGTTGACAATAAAAATTATTATCATAAAAATTATTTATTATAAATTCACACATATTTCGTTTAATCAAATAAGACTGTGCGTAAGATGTTGATGACACTTGAAAACAGTTATTTTTATATTTAACTATGTTTTTTCTATTTTTACACCCCAACCAAAATAAATCCCAGTCTGTATTATTTATGTCCTGAAAAATTTTTTCACCATCTTTCTTTAAAACATCCAAAAATAAACAATCATCCTCCAAAATTAACAATGTATCAAAGTCACTATCAAGTAATTTTTTCATCAACATTAAATGACTTCGTTTACAATTTAATGTATTCGCATCATATTCATCAAATGCGGAAAACCTCTCAACACCAGAAATGTTAAATTCGTTTAATTGAGATTCAATTTTTTCTTTACGATCTTTTCTTTTATCTAAATTAATATAGAATCCAGTATCGGCAATTTTAATATTATTAAATTTTATCATAAATTACCAGTTAATCTTTCCATCCACCCTTTAGACACCGAATGGGGCCAAACAACCCAATACTTTGGTTTTTCGTCCGTGTTAAATTCCCTCCATATTTTACAATACCCATCAGGATCATTCATCATTCTATTTATTTCATTAATATCCGCATCTTGTCTATGTAATGTTTCATCCTTTTCATTATGAAATGCAACAACCCAAAAATCATAATCAGGTTCTTTAACAAAATCAAAAGATACATCAATACAATGTTTAAAGACTTGTGTAAAACTTTTTAACCATTCATCTTCATTATTATATTCGTATGGGTTTGGTGGATAATTTTTATCTATTGTATATTTTTGTACTGATCTTTTTGAAAATAAAATTCCCGAATATTTCTCATAATCCCTGATTGTTCTTTCAGAACCAAAACCATACTTACCTAAATCACCTTCATATGATTCTCCATCAATACCAAGTATCTGTCTATTTTTTCTATGACAAGATTCGTTTTTTTTATACCACTCCTTATCATCGTCCCATTGTTTGGTTCTACCCTTTCTTGTGTATTCGTGCCAAATAACAACTTTGTGTGGGTGAAACAAATCATATCCGTGTGTATAAGCTCTTACGGCAATTGATATTTCTTCACCGTGGAAGTAATATTCAGGATCGTGCTGAACTTCCTTTGAAAACTCCCCTAATGTGAACGCGAAGTGTGCAGAATAAAATCTTGCAGGAATTGGTTTTTTATAATCTTTCCAATTTGGGATTACTTCAGGTAAAAAGAAAACGACTCCTTCGGGTGTAAATCTATCAAACGCCATACGCCAAGGTTCCGTAACTCTACCTTGTGGATCGTTCTCAGGATCGAAAGATGAAACATAACCTGTTAACAATGGTTTTTTATAACCATCTTTCTGTAACCCTTTAATCATTTTGATTAATGTGTCGTCCCAATTTTGTTCAAATCTCATATGGGAATCTAATTGTAAGGTGTATTTTTCACCCCTATACAATTGTTGGACTTGGTTTCTTGCCCAACATACTCCTGTTGATTCTTGATAAGGAACATTCAGAATCCTAAATCTATCATCGTTTTCATATTCTGATAAATTATCAAAACCGTCTTCAGGATGAAATTGTCTACAAATACCAAATCTTAAGTTTTCAGGTTTTTTCGCTTTGTTAATACAATCTTTAATTGTGGGTATAAGTTGTGGGTCACGATAGGATGCAATCTGAATAAAAATTTTCATTTTTTATTTTAAAGATAAAAATAAAAA